TGCAGGTCTGGTAGCCGCGGTCCATGTGGCGCTCTTCCCAGACCTGCAGCACGGAAAACCGTCTTGCGGCCTCATCCGCCTGCGAACATTGCTCAGAAAGCGTGGTAAAGACTCCGATCAGGGCTTTATCGACCTTCTCCACATCCTCCGGCTTCCAGACCTTCTGGCTGGTGATGATCGACGGCGCTAACTCCCCCGGCGCGTATTCTTCGGCCACTTCCGCCTTTTGCGCTTCGTCGGGGTTCAGATCGGCAGACTGCGAAACCTGGTCAGGCATTACTGCACCCTCGTAAACCGCCCCACAAAGTCATCCACCGTTCGGCACAGGCGGTCAATCTTCTTGCCCATCGCCGTCCATTCAAGCGACAAGCGCGTGTTTTCGGTCTGCACATCGCCCAGCATTTGACGCAGCACGTTGTTATCGTGCTCCAGATCGTCAAGACGCTGGTTTACTGTTCTGGTCTCCACTCTTCGACTCCTTGGGACGAAACACGCGCTCCCACGCTCGCCGATACTGCTCCGTTACCGGCTTTTGCTTCTCGAAGTCCATCAGGCACCCGGTATCTGCAGCGGCGCGGCCTTCGTCGCCTCGGCATCCTGATCCATCGGCTGCTCACCTTCCATTGCCTGCGCGACATCATCGCCCGTGTACCCGAGCGCCTTCAACTGATTCACGAGCCCCATCGCCTTCGGATCGTCCTGAATCGACTTCGGTTGCTGATTCGCCGGCTGCACCGTTCCGGCCGCCAGTCGAGCGTTGTGGTGCGTCGACGCCATGCCGCTCGAAAATTGCGTTCCATCATTCGCCTGTGGCATTCTCTTTTTCCTCCGTCTCTGGATTGGCGCGTCTCCACGCCCGGTACTCGTCCCAGCCCCGCGGCTGCACCGGCGTCAGCTTCCCGTCCGGTTCCTGCTTGTACTGTATTTTCATCGCAGGGCGCTTCGCAGACTCGATCAGCGCCTCCTGCAACTCATCCACGCGCCGCTGTTTCTGCGCCAGTTGCTCCTTGAGCCAGACAATCTCCCGCTCAAGATGCGCGCGATACGGGAAAATCAAGGCTATCAAGTTCATCGCAAGTTCGATCTCCAGCTTGGCGGCATGATGGCGCGCTTCTTCTTCGCCCGCTCCTGCTCGTGCCTATACAAAAGCATCATACGCCCGCTTTGGTCCGTTGCCGCCATCTTTTCCTGAAACTTCGTCTCTTCCGACTTCGCCCGCGGCGCCAGCATGCTCTTTACCAGATACCGCGCCGCATCCCCGCAATCCTGCTCGATCTTCGCCGTGCTCAAGTCCGTTTTCAGCACATCATCCAGGTTCTTCGGGTCACGCAGCAGCGCCGGAATGCTATTCAGCAACTCCGGGCATTCGCTCGAAATCAGCAGCGCATCATCGTACTGGAACCTTACTCCATCCTTGTCTATGCCCCAGCCCTTGCCCTTTGCCGCCTTGAAGAGCGAGCCCATCAAAGCCCATCCGCCCTTGCGATCATTGTCGGCCTTCACCGCCCCAGGCATCCCGTTTGCTCTTAACCGCTTTGATTCCTGTGAACCGATACTGTTAGGATCGTCCGTAACTTCCTCTGGCGAAAGGAAATACGCCTTCATCAGCGCACGCTCACGCTCCGGTGTAGAATCCACCATATCCTGTGCCACATCTACCGCTTCCCGCTCGTTCACGATCATCTCGCGGTAAACCACGGTGATGTTAATAGGCTTCTCCAGCGTCCATCCCAGCAAAGCCTGCGCCTCACTCGGCTTGAACGTAACCCGGAACGCCCAATACGTCACGCAGAAGTGCGCTTTGCCCCAGTCCTGCGCCAGCCAGTGCACCGACCAGACCTTCCGCAACTCCTCCGCCTGGCTCGGCGCTATCCGAACGCTCTCCAGATCAAAGGAATTGGCGAAATACGAGCCTTCGAGCGAGTTCCAATCGCCCTCCCAATCCGCCTGACGAATCACCTCGTCATCTGTCGCCAATTGCCGCGTGTACGGTCCGCGCTTGGCCGCGTATGCCTTTCTCTGCTCGTCCGTCCAGCGGTAATAGTCCTCTACCGTGTAGCCGTCCGCGAGCAGCGCCGCACGCACCCACTCCACGTTATCCCAGGGGTTCATCCGCAACCCGACATAATCCGCAGGGTCTTCGTCCTTGTTTACCTCATGCAAATAGAACCATTTACGCAACTCCTGAATGCTGGCCCCGCGCATGTTAAACACAAGCACGACCTTGGCGACCTTGCCGCCTGCAGACCGGCACGCCTTGCGCATCTCGCGGATCTCGCGGCCTGTGAACTGCTCCGCCTGGTCGATCACGATTAGATCGTAGTTTGCCGACCGGAACGCCTCAGTTACCGAGTCGTAGTTCTCTGCGTACTTGAAATCGAGCCTAGACTTGCCGATTCGCAGCATGGCCGGCGGGCTTGACTTGACCTGGGACGCCAACCAAGGGTAATCTCGCCGGATCGCCTCTAAGTGCATCGGCACGAGCTGTTTAACCCATGTGCGCATTACCAGGCAAGCTGTAAGCCCGCGCTGCTCGTACATCAGCGTGATAAGGCATCGGTCAGCGCCGGATGACTTCGCTGATCCGCGACCACCGTAGACACCGATGACAGGCGCATTACTGCGCGTCAGCAGCCGATAAAGCTCGGACTGCTTTGGCTGCATGACAATCTCGGCTTTCATAGATAAATCCGCCACTTCTGGTTAACTAGCAGCCGCCGTTGTGGCCTCGGCAGATAAAGCTGTTTTGGTAACCGTGTCGGCACTTTGATGTTGGCGACCAGCCCTCGCCACCCGGGGGTCTCTGCTTAAGTAATTCGGAAGGTGCATCTCCTCGTCCAGCCAGTTTATCCCGCAGGGATTGCACCGGACGTAGTCGCTTCGCTGGACTCTTGGCTTCCGGCAAAACGGGCATGGGCTCAGGGTTCCCACTTCGTTTAGCCTGTCCTGTCGGTTCGCTTCCTGCTCCTCGTACGTCAGCATCATTCCACCTCCGAGAACGGCACTTTGCGCAGTGTGACGGTTGCACACGCCCCTTAAGCCAGATATGTGCACATTGGGCACACTTCCAAGCCTGTACCGTTATCTCCATGTGCCTATTGTAAACAGGAACGTGCCTATTGTAAACAACTAGCCGCGTTTAGCCGCGAAGACGTGTGGGCGCTTGTGCTTGCGTTCCGGGAGCTTCTTACCTTTTGTGCCAGCATTCCACTCCTTCACGCCAGCTTCGCCCAGTGCAGCGCGACCAGCCGACGAGTTAACCCAACGATTCTGCGCCTTAGAGACAGCCGGCATGTTTACTCCTTTATTTCCGCCGCGATGTGCTTCACAACCAGATCTAGCGGTGCGTCAGGATCACCAGCGTGCGTGATCTTGTCGCCGAATATGCGCGGGGCGAGCTTTGCGCACAGCCATTTACGCGAGTCGATCCTGATACGCGCCCGGTCGATGACTTCTCGATTGACCTGGGTCGCAGTCACGCCCTCAGTGATCTCGACTTCGATCTCATCATTCGAGCTATCGTCTGAAATATCAATGATTTGCTCTGCCAGAGTAAGACATTGGATAGCCTTTGCACGCGCGTACATGCCGCGGAATTCATCCGACTTGTGCAACCAGCGCCTTACCGTCTCATGGTGGGGAAAATCATTATGAGCCGCGCAAATAACCTCCAGACTCTTCGGGGTAACCGCTATCGCATCACATATTTGTGAAGCAATCTCCGCGTCATAGCTGGTCGGTCGTCCCATAATGCTGCTCATTATAGCCCAGCTCGATACTTGTTACACTCACACGCAATATGTATATGATAGAGAGCATGGGAGCAATCCGGTCAAAACGCTGCAAACTCAACCATCCGTTTACGATACGCGGTAATCGCCAGGTGTGCCTCATCTGTGAGCGCGCACGCAGCCGCAAAGCCTACGCCAAGCGCACCAAAAATAAATCCTCGGTTATCTCACAATCTGGTACATAGCTATTGATACGCATAATGCGTGTGATCTACTCTGTATTTGTAAGTGAGAGGCAACCATGACCTACCTCGAAGCACTCTCGAACGTTCGCAAAGCATCCGCCGAGTTCCGCCAGGTCACCGCTGATTATCGCGCCTTGAAGATCGGTGAGGCCGAGTACCTGAAAGCACGTGCTGCAATGAAAGCCGTTGAAGCTGAGTACGATGCAGCCTATATCGCTGCAAGAAATTCAAGGTTCTTAACAGTTCATGCGGGAGCCGCGCCGTCTCCACGGTAAGCGGGTGCAATATCGCACTTGAGGAGAAAAGAGAACATGAAAATCGACGATCTGACTATCGGCGAAGCACGCCAATTGGCCGCAATGTTTGCAAACCAAACCGCCATCCCTGCGGACGTGACCGGCCCCTGGGAGATCGGGAAGAATTACCTCATTCGCACCGTGACCATGATCGACACGGGCAAGCTGGTAGCCGTAGGACCGCAGGAGCTTGTACTCGAATCGGCTGCGTGGATCGCGGACACCGGACGTTTCAC